ATAGGTCATGTTCTAAAGTCATTTTGTCACCCCCGCTTTAACAATTGCTGCTCTAGCTGACTCTACTGCTTGCGCCACCTTATCGCCTCGCTGATACGCAACATCCATATCAATAAGAGCTTTCAATGCCTCAAGCAACTCAGCGTTAATTACTTTCAACTCACGGGCGGCGTCTAATGCTTCTTTTCCAAGGTCATAAAAGCTAGGCGTAAATGCAATATATTTTTCAAGCGCATCAATAATCAAATCAAGTTTGTCTTTCATTTCGCATCCTGAAATGTCAATCGTTTGTAAATTGCGCGAGTTCGCTCGACATCTTTGCCGCAATACTCAGCTACTTCCTCAATCTTCCCGGCCTGAACGTAATCCCATACCTTACTACCGTCCAGTTCGCCTTTGGATTCGATGCCAAATATTTTGCACAGCTTATCCATGCTGACCCGGTTGCCTACACCGGCCCATGCAACCATCGTGTCAAATACCGATTGATCCCAAGGTTTAGCCTGAAACGGAACAAATAATGGCGGTTTGATTCCCAACATGACTGAGCGCTGAAATAAGAATCGCAAATCAAAACCTACTACGTTGTGACCAATAAATACCGGACGAGGATCGGTGCTTGGATTGTAATAATCGTCAAGATAACCATAGAATTCATGGATAATTTCCGATTCTTTGGTCCAATCCTCTTGGTAAATGTTGTACGGGTGCATATCATCGACCGCAAATGAGATCGCGCAAATCTGACCCATGCCGCCATCAAATGACGTTTTGCGATATTTCTCATCCGCAGCTGCCGTAATTTCATCAGTTTTAATTTTGATGTATTCGGCAATCTTGGCTTCGTCTTTGTAATTGCCCGGTGATTTTATTGCTGAGATTTCTGTTTCGATGTCTTTTTTAAGCAATTCAATCGCAGCTGGTGATTGTGCCGGTACAGTTTCGATGTCAAAGTAAATATTCATTATTTAACCTCCGCTTCAGTTGAAAGTAATTCATTTTTGCGAGCGCCACACAAATCGCGCACAGTTGCGACGATATTTGGATGTTTAGCGTATTTGGCCTTGGTAACAATAAATATTTCAACCAATTCGTCAACGGACGTTGAGCTTTCGATTTTGGTTGTCAGCTCGCCCAGCTCATCTTCTGACGGTTCCGGCTCTACTGGTAAATCCTCGCCAGCATAGATGTACAAACCGATGCCAAAACAAGCGATACATTTGGCAAGGCAGCGCATCATTGCGTCGCTGACTTTGCGCGAGTCAGGGCTTTTGACAGCGTTATTGCGGTTATCCATGACAGGCAAGTGCATTTTCATGGTTTTGCCAAATGCAGTAACCGAGCAATACACCATCATGGTTTCACCGAAATATGTCGGCTCGGGAAATTCCCAAGTCGCCATCGGATCGTGCTGCAATAAAGTATCGACAGCCCAAGCCCAAGACAAATAGCTTAGATTGCCTTTTTTTTCTGTAAATTCTGAAACATTGATCTTGCGAAGATCGTTAAATGTAGTCATTTGATTATCCTTTCGTGATAATGTAGCGGAGTGCTACTGAGTTCTATTATATACAAGTATTAGACTTTGTGCAGAAAAGTATTAGATTGTTGTATTTTCGTTATTAGGACATTCCCTATGTATGCAAAACGGGTTGATGAAAACCAAAAAGAAATCGTAAAAGCCTTACGTTTAATGGGCGCTGACGTTTATGACTTGTCCAAAGTTGGCAATGGCATTCCCGATTTGATGGTCGCTACTCAAGGGCAAACCATACTCGTCGAAGTGAAATCTAGCGAAAAAGCAAGGTACACCGATCACCAGCTGAAGTATCTGAGTAATTGGCGTGGCGGCTTAGTGGTCCGAGTCAATTCCGTTGATGATGCAATAGCCATGTTGCAAAATATTAGAAAATAATATATCTTTACCGCATTCCTTGGCAGGAATTTCTCGTGTAAGTCCTAGTTAGCATCCTGCTCGTACACGCGAGTCTGCCAACACCCAAAAGGTGAGGATGCTAACTAGGGCTTTTTTTTTGGATCAAAAATGCACTACTACCAGTTCAACATTGGTGATTACATAAAGCATACGATTCACTTATCCCCGATTGAGGATATTGCATATCGACGTTTGCTTGATATGTATTACGACACCGAATCAGAAATACCCAACAATATCCCACTGGTTTCCCGCCGGTTACGCATTGACGAAAAAACTGTTGAATCTGTGCTTAATGAATTTTTTGTTTTGACAGAAAACGGGTACAAAAATTATCGTGCTGATGCCGAAATTGCTGCATACCATGCGTATTTAGCAAAACAACGGGACAACGGAAAGCTAGGCGGAAGGCCGAAGAAAACCCAACGGAAACCCACCGCTAACCCAAGCCAAACCCAAACCGAACCCAAAAAAAGCCTAAACATAAACCATAAACCATTAACCATAAAACAGAATAACAAAGATATAAAAGCGCCTGAAGGCGTATCACCCGAAGTTTGGGATGCGTTTGTAGCTCAAAGAAAACTGAGTCGTGCAGCAATAACAGAAACGGTCATCAAATCTATTCAACGGGAAGCTGACAAAGCTGGTTGGACACTTGAGCAAGCATTGTCCGAATGTGCCGCAAGAGGTTGGCGAGGATTCAAGGCCGAATGGGTTGCTGACAAGTCACTTGGACAACCGGTTAAAGAATCAGCTTGGGCGCGTAAGCAAAGGGAAGATCAAGAGCGCATGGATGAATTCAGGGGAAAGCGAAGCAATATCATCGACATTCCCAGTCAGGAAATTATATTTTCGGAATTTAAGGAGTTATCAAAATGAGCTTGCCTTTACCTTGGATTGACAGAATTTTTGATAAGTTGACAGTTGTTTATGGTCGGGAGTTCACCAGTCGTTACGAAAAAATTTCTATTGCTGACGTAAAAACCGAATGGTGCGAATGCCTCGGCGGTTTTCGCGGTCATTCAGGTGCTATTGCGTTTGCATTGGAAAACCTGCCCGAGGACAGGCCACCATCAATGCTTCAGTTTCGCGCTTTGTGCAGAAATGCACCGCAATATGCTGCATTACAGCTGCCGCCCCCGAAAGCTGATCCAAGTATCGTTTCGGAGCAATTACGCAAAATGGCGGAAACCGCCCTACAAGCCCCGAAAACGTTGGTAGGTACATACGACTATAAGGCTTGGGCTAAAAAGCTCAAGGCAAGGCACGAAAGCGGCGAGAAATTGAATCTTATACAAATCGAAAAGTATCAAAAGGCACTTGGTATTCAAAAAGGTGATGTATGAGCCGACCTTTATATGAAACCCAGCATGACCTTGATAACGAATTGGATGTTATCCAAAGAGTCGAGGATTTGTGGAATTGCAAGTGCATCAAGCTGCCCATCAAATACAAACTCGATTTCGCTATTTTGCGAGAGGATTTCATTGCGAGCTGGATGGAAATCAAAAGCCCCAAGTATTCAATGGCTGATTTTGCCCGGTTTGGTGGATTCTTTATTTCGCTTGAGAAATGGCAAGCAGCTCGACAGCTTTATGAAACTACGGGTTTACCCTTTATTATGATTGTCAATGCAATCGACGGTATTTGGTACTCTGCTGTACAAGACTTTGATGATGTGAAAGGTTTTCGATTCCGGGGGCGCAAGGACCGGGACGATTGGCAAGATATGGAGCCTTGCGCGGTACTTTGGATTAAAAACTTTCGACAATTAGGGAGATAAAATGAATGTACCTTACAACACCGGAAAAGTGAAAATTGGTTTGAAATATGAGCCAAAGCAAATTTACATCGAGCGCGATATTGACATGATCGCTTGGCAAAAAGTCATGCTTGGCGAAGATAAACCAAGCCCATTTCGTTATTTTTGGTACAAAATAATTTGCTGCGTCGGCGTTACTACTTACTTTTTATATTTATTCAATTCACTTTTTAAGTAACTTGTAAGTATTTTTTCAATGCGTCGTATTTGGCAGATCGATCCTCGATGCCATTTACGCCGCCATTAATGCGTTTAGTCATCGATTGAAAATCGCCTGAATCAGCATAAGCGTTAAGACTCCTGCTATTCCAAAACCAACCAGCAGACAAAGCAGCGCCAGTAGGAGTTTCGACCATCGTAGGATTGTCGATAGCATTGATGCCAGTAGCGTTAGCAAAGGCCGTATAGTTGTCGCGCCCTGTAATTTGGATAAGGCCGCGACCGCGATATTTCCAACCATCTCCCGAAGATTCATCGCCATTCCCCATTCTGTTTGCATAAACTTTGTTAGCAATGCGCTCCGGCTGCCGAGCAAATTCGTTAGCCAATTCGTCATTGGGAAAGTATTTGCCAAATATAGCTCGCAATGCAGCTGCCGAATAGTTCAAATTTTCAACGGTAAATTTAAACCCACCGGATTCATGGGCGCATTGAGCAATAAAGCCAGCAATGCGTAATGGCGTATTTATTTCGTATTTTTCGCAGGTTTCCTGCAAAGAATCGGTCCAAATACTTGCTGTGACTTCATTACAAATACCGCTTTCAACCAAAAATTCTTTGGTTATCACTTCGCCATCTCCGTACTTGCAAGATTAATACGAGCCTTTACTTGAGATACATCCTTTGGTGCAGTTACGAAACCGACAGCAATATATCCGATAAATTTACCCATTTCAGGTGGAATAGAACCCCTGCACATATATGTCACACCATGTTTTATGGCAAATTCGCCAAGTTTTGATGCTGGAACGAATGGTTCACAGGAAACTTCACCTTGAAACATGGTAATGACTGATTTGTTATGTTCAGGAATGCTAGTAAATAATGCGTTAATTGAGCCTTCCAAGGCTTTATCTCTACCCTGATTACTAAGCACTAACAATGTGCTGCGGCTGTTTGCTTGAAGGTTTACGGCGTTAACTATCACCACATCTGCGTTTAAGTCATACAATAAATTTTTTGATATTGCCTCAATTGCCGGTACTTCTTTCATTTCGGTTTTCTTTGATGCAATCGCACCCAAAATTACTTGCCGGGAATCCCAAGCAAAATAACCAGCAAATGCAATAAATGAAATTAGCACCACCGTAACTAACTTAAACGGGCTGTCAATCCACTTAATTAAATCAACCACTTTATCGGCAAAATCTTGTTTAGGCGGTGGTCGTCTTGTAGTTCGTTTCACCGCCTTTTTAGCAACGGATTTTTTAGCCGTAACCATTATTTTGACGCAACGCCTTTAGCTTTATCCAATGATCGTAATCCACCCATGCCAAGCATACCTAAAAGCACTTGCATCGTGAGAGTAGTATCGATCTGAGGAAATGCGCCGGTATAGCCCACTAGCGTTGCTACGAGCCTTGCTATCGGTTCAATGATGGCAACATAACCCAAACCGAAACCGCAAATCCAACCGCAAAATGGTCGCCAGCCTGAAACAAATATCGAGCTGGAAGCGGCTTCCACTTTATTGATTTCCATCTGACCGCTAATCGCAGCCAAATCACCATCCTGCTGCATTTTAAGCAATGCGAGCTGTGCTTGTGCAGCTTGAGCCGGATCAGGAAAAATCCGCTGAATAATCGTGTTTCCGATAGATAGTAACGCGCTAATTGGGTCCATTATCTATCCGCCTTATTATCAAGTTTGTCGTAAACCTTATCCATCAATTGTTCGAGCCTGTCGAATCTTACATTGATGTCGGATTTCAAACTATTTACATCTATTTTTTTAACGTAGTTTTCTGAAACGTGAAGTTCAAGACTATTTACATCACGTTTTAATTCGTTGACAGCTTCCCATAGTTGGCGAGCAAACCATCCGATGACTGATAGCGCCGCAGCGCCGACAAAGTTAATGACTTGCTGCCAATCCATGTTGATTTCCTTATTGAGCTGCTGGTGCTGCTGATGACTCAGCTGCTTTTTCAGTTGCTGCTTTAGCGGCTGCAATTGCGTCCATTTGCGGACCCACTACTTCGCGAAATGGATTTGCAAGACCGGCTACTTCTGCAAAAGGGCGGCTGGCAATGTAATTCCAAATGGTATTAGCAAGGTCAGCGCTGATTGTGATTGGTTCCATGATTGTCCTCAAAGTTAACGGGAAGTCCCCGGTAAATTATAGTCACAAATTGTTGGCGTAGAAACCAGTTTTTCCCGTACTTGGAAACGAATAATTCCAGCCCGGTGCAATATTTCCCGATACCCAATTAAAGTTATCTTGTGCAATCGCAATAAATGTACTTGTACCTGTGCCTTTGTCTAATACACGATTGCCTGACAAATACGCACGATTGCCCGAAAGGATATTGATGATCGGGTTTTTGTATGTAATATTCGGCTGCGTTTGCATCACATTGTTTGTGCAATGGATGTTATTTGGATTCGAGCTTGCTGCAACACCAATTAATTGAAAGTTGGATGATTGAGCTTCAAATCGACAATTATTGACTTGAATCGAATCAATTGCCATATTGCCACCAACCGATATTTGTGTACCATTATTGAAATTGAAGTATGAATTATCAATTTGAAATGAGCCGCCGGTCATGTTTTCTAACAATATAAATGGCTGCGTTTGTGCGCTGGCTAAATAACAATTAGAAAATTGAGCAAAACCACCTGTTTGCAATACGCCTTGTAAAGGATTGCCACCTTGCATCGTAATGTATGAATTAACAACCTGAATTGATCCAGCCGAAATTTGAATACCATTAAACGTATCAAATCCTGAATTACTCATGTATATCCAAGGAGCGCCCGAAGCGCCTTCATAGATATTCATACCAAGATTTGAAATATTTAAAAATTCATCAATAAACAATCCATCAACTCGACCAATATTTAATGCTTTCGTACCGGACGAATAAAAAATATTGACTTGATTGGATGTCATATCAAAATTATAAAAATGATATTGATTGATTCTAACGGTATCCATCGATCCGTCAATTTCAATACCAGTTTCATATGCAGACAGTTCTAACAAGTTAATAAATGCACCACCGCAATTGCCGGTCATATTTATGCCATTTAAGGCATTTGTTATTTTTAGATTTGATAGCGTAAAACGTGGAGTATTTACCGCATAGATCGATACAGGATAAGAGATTAATTCTGAACTAATGTTTGTATCGGGTTGTGCAAAATATATACCTAAATCAGCAATTTGCGGACCTTCTTCGCCAGTATTAAAAACAATTACACCTTGCGCCGACATATTAAAATTCGATGAAATGTGAATCCGTGTTGCAGCTCTACCATTTCCAGTGAGCATTTGACCCGGTGTTCGCATAACAAGTTGATCGGTAACAATAAAGTTTCCTACCGATAGATTGACATGATCCCCAGTATCGATTGCCGATTGAATAGCTTGGGTGTCATCATTTCCACATGGAGATATGTTTATCACGATATAATCGCCGTAGATGTTTCGCGGTCAATAGTCATTGTGCCTTCGCACAACATATTCCAATCATCACCATCGCGCTCAGATACGCATGGAACATTGACTTTGAAGTGTTTAAATAAATATTCTTTCCCATCTTCAAATACACGCCAAACATGATCGACAGTACCTCGGCCGGTCATTCCGCGCGATTTGTTGAATCTTATTTGATATTTCATATTATTTCAGCAACAGTTGATTGTTCTTTGCCAAAATTAGGATTTGGAATTACTGTTAAGTTGAAATGAATAAAATTAAAAGGTTTATTAGATTCGTGACGGGTAAAAGAATGCGGTAGCCAAGCATTAGAAAAGAAAAACATTCCCGGCTTGGGTTGAAAATTTATTGCGTTACTTGCCGGTGTAGCATCATTAATATTTGTTTCAAACAAATTTATTTGTACTTTTCCCGGTCTTGGATCATGGATGACTATTTTTGGTGATTTTTCAGGGCAATCCAAAAAATAAAACCCCACCAATTGCACACCATTATTGTGAACGTGTTGTTCCATTTGAGATTTTTTGTTGTATTGCTGCCCCCATATGGATTCGTATGAAACATACTTATCATCCATTTTATAACCTTGCGATTGCAAAATATTCCATCCTGTCGCACTTGCATATAACATGAAATCCATAATAGATTCCTCATTTAGCAAGTTATCCGTCATTATCGGATGTTCAGGGTTTTGATTTTTTTTTAATTTATCAACATAAGTTTTAAAAACCAATTTCAAATTATCTAAAAATTCAGGTTTTTCTATTGTATAAATTAAAGAGGGAAAATAATTTAAAATTGATAATGAATCGTTAGATATGTTGTCCATTTTTGCAATCAAGTTGTGGTTGACGTACTCGATGCCGATTTTGGAATAACGTCCCATGTTTTAGTCGTTTCATTCCAAATGTACGGCCCCCCCGTTGTTGGTATTGCTACCGGTGCAGACCACAACCAAGTAGGAGCAGCAATTTTCCAACTTTTAAATGGTTGCTGTTTATAGAATACATCATTTTTTTGATCGTAAATGTCACCGATACCTGCGAAATTAGCTCTTAAAGCGATTCCATTATCAGGTTGTCCATTTTCCCCGTAATGAATCCCGCCGCGCGTATTAAAACTTGTTTGAATCCAATCACTAGGATTGCCCCAATAACCAGTATTGATTTGATCTTGTTCGATAGCAATAACATTTTCAACAATTCCAATGCCATCAACAATATTTGGAACATACGCAAAATGACTCATGGTATGTAAGTCCCTGATGAAATATATTTAATTATCGTATTCAAACCACTGGTCGTAACTGTTGGTGATCCAGTTACAGTACCTGAATATAATGAAGTCGGAACGACAATAACTCCAATTCCCGATCCTCCATTACCACCGCTTGCGGGTGTGCCTGTTCCAAAACCACCTGCACCGCCATTACCTGTGTTTGCTGCTCCACTTGCCCCATTGTAAGGATTTGGTGACGAACAAACACCACCATAGCCGCCGCTAGCATAAGTAACGGATGATCCCGTAATGGTTGATGAAAGACCTGAACCCGGTGAATATGTTCCACCTGCTGTATTAGCGCCTCCACCCCCGCCGCCATAAGTAAGGCAGCTGGCAGTACCACCGTTATGTCCTTGTCCGACTATACCTGTTCCAGCGCTACCGCCGTTAAAAAATCCTCCGCCACCTGAACCACCACTTCCCACATTAGTATAAAAAACACCACCATAACCACCGCCTGTTGCTGTATTAATACAGCTAATTGATGTATTTCCACCATTTGTACCTGCACCAGTTGTACCTGTTCCACCAGCTCCAATGGTAATGGTATATGTTTTTCCTTTAATCAATGTTGCAAGACCAGTTAACATACCACC